GATAAGTTATTATATCTTAAGAATCGATATGAGGAAATATACCAGGAATGTCTCAATAGAGGATTTAATATGACATACTATGGTAGTGCTTGGGAAGGAGTTCCATCACAATTTATGAATGACTATACTCCAACAGAACAAGATGAACAAATTATTAGACAACGTATAAATGAAAGATTAAATGGAAAATAAAAGAATTTTAATTGTTGGAGCAGGAGTAGCAGGTATTAATGCCGCTACCAAATTAGTAGATAATGGTTACCCTGGTGAGTTAATCACCATTTTAGATAAGGGTAATGACCCAATCAACCGCTTACCTGAAGAGGTAATGACTGGTATGTTAGGTGCTGGTGGTTGGTCAGATGGTAAATTAGTAGTATCAACAGTACAAGGTGGACAGTTGTCTAAGTATTGTGGTGAAGAAAAAGCTATGGATTTAATGAATGAAGTAGTAGCTAATTTTACTCGTTTTCACCCTAAACCAGAAGATATTTCATGTTCTGATCCTAAGGAAGAACCTGACTTTATTAAACCATATTTTGACTTACGTATGTCGCTTGTGTGGCATATTGGTTCAAACTATTTACATGAAATTGCTAAGAATTGGTATTCATTTTTATTAGATAAAGGTGTTAATTTTAGCTGGAATGTTGAAGTTACTAATATTGACTTTAAAAATAGAATAATTAATTATAAGCAAGGTGAAGATAGTTATACTGCTATAAATGCCTACGACGAATTAATATTTGCAGTAGGTAAATCAGGTATTGATTTCGCTCAAGCACTATCAGATGAATATAAACTACCAACTGAAGCTAAAGCAGTACAAATTGGTGTTAGATTTGAAGCACCACAAAAATACTTCCAAAAATTAATTGATGTATCTTATGACTTTAAGCTATATCAAAAACACGATAATGTATCTATTCGCTCGTTCTGTACTAACAATAATGCTGCTTATGTAGCAGTAGAAGAAACATATGGTAATTTAAGCTACAATGGTCACGCTAAGAAAGGTGAGGAATTTAGAAATGATATGACTAACTTTGGTATCTTAATGGAAATTAAAGGTATTGATGACCCATTTAAGTGGTGTAGAGATGCAGTATCTAAATTACAAGTTAATGGAAAAGGATTATACTATTCACCTAACCGTACTCGCACTCCAGGACTAACATCAGAAGGTACTACAGTAACATCCTATCCAATAGATACTTTAGTACCATTAGCTGAAGCTTATGGAGAATACTTAACTTATATTACCGACTTTATTGATAATATGAATACTGTATTTGAATTTGGTGATGATTGGGGAATGTATGTACCTGAAGTAAAGTATTTGAGCCCTGAACCGTTAGTTAATTATAATGATTTGTCATTAAATGACTATCCAAATGTACACTTTGTAGGTGATGCTTTATCTGCTCGTGGTATCACAGTAAGTGGTGCGCATGGAATATACGTATCTGAATATTTATTGGCAAATAGGTAATAATGACCAAAGCACAATTACGCGAACTTGTACGCGATATTATAAAAGAATATACATTGCCATCTGTGGCTCCAATCAGGACACCATACCCTAGTCCTGAAATTGCTGAACCAGAAGAAGAGCCAGAAGTTGAGCCAGAGGAAAACCCACTTGAACCAATGGATCCTGACGCTTTACCTGATGAGAATCCAAAAGCTCGTATGCGTGAAAGTGAAAAAGCAGGCATACAAAAAATATTCAATCGTTTAAAAACGGGTAAGTAATGAAATTACAGGAGAAGGAATACGAAAAGATGTTCACTCCCCAAACAATGGGGAAGCTAAAGGGACTATCTCAACAAGCTAGAGAAAAACAAGGTGCCAAAAATTATGGTGGTGAAACAATGCGTTTAGCAAGTGAAATTGCTAGAGCAGAACGTGGATACCAAGATGAATTGGAGCAATTAGCAGTTGAGGTAGTTAAAGATGCTTATCCAATTGTTGACAAATACAATATCAAGATTGATGCTAAGATAGAACCAATGTCTCAAAACACCGCTATTCCTAGAGGTGAATTCCAAGACAAACCAGGCGAACAAGGATATTCACCTGAGGAGAAGGAAGATATGGATGCTAAACGTCGCTTAATAAACGCGTTAACTCAAGGTGCTGGTGTTAGAGGTTCTCGTTCATTTTTACTAATGAAAGATTATTTGGATAGTGTTGACCCAACATTAGTAGACAAGTATGGTAAAATTTTAGACGTTGCTTTAGGTGGATATGATGATGAGAATTTTATCGCTCAAATATTAGCAGGTATCGCTAATGATAATAACATGCCTGGAGGTAGTAGTTTACCTGTATATGACAAAGCAAACAAACAATGGATAGTAAAAGCACGCGCTATTAACTTTCCTATTTTAATACACGAAATAGTTAAAGGAATTTACTCAGTTATTGGATCAAGAGGATGGAGTAAAAACAAAGCATTAAACCAAGCATCAGTTGCTAGTGTTGATAAACTAAGAAACGAACCAGACGATTTACGTTATGGTAAATTTATGTTAGATGCTATTTCAGATGCCATCAATAAGTTTTATAATAAAAGTAATATTACTGATCCATATGTTCGTGATATATTCATTGCTAAATTAGTTGAATTACCTTACCCACAATTACGTGATTTTATTCAAAACGCTATTAATAATGAATTAAGTGCTGGTCAAGAAAAGTGGGCTAAGGATACTATAAGTAAAATATCATCATTAAAAGAATATAATATTAACAATCCTACTGACCCACATGCTAAAATTAGAAAATCGCTTCTAAAAATAGAAAACGCAATTAAAAATGATTTTCCTGACTTAGTAGATGAAGAAGAAGTTGAAACTGGTACTGAAGAATGGATAGATTTATTAAATACAGCCGCGCGAGCATTAGAGTTAGATATTGATGGAGATGAAGAAAACACTATTAATAAAGTATATCCTCTTTTAGAAATAGTTCTTGAAGAAATGGGAATAGCAATTATATAATCTCTTAGTTTGGCCTTCAACACTATTTTTCCTACCTTTACAAGAAAATATGGCGAAACAAATTTTAGAACCAACAAAACGATTAAAGAAACCAGATGGAACTGTCGTTTATGTTTGGAATGGTAAATTGCACAATTGGGACGACGTTGCAGTCATACACCCAGACGGTAAAAAAGAATATTGGTTATTCGGATTTCAATACACTAAAGATCAATGGATGGACCGTAAACGTGATGTGAATGGTGTACCACCAGCAAAAGATCCGAAATTTGAAACACGTCTCTAACTAATATTTATACATACCAAATACACATTATGAAAATAGGATTATGCGGAACTATGTCAGTTGGTAAGACAACACTTGTAAAAGCGTTGGCTGAACTGCCTGAACTTGAACATTATCATATTGCTACTGAACGTAGCAAGTATTTGCGTGACTTAGGTGTACCATTAAATACAGATTCAACTATAAACGGTCAATTATTATTCATCGCTGAACGTTCTGGTGAGTTACTACATAAAGATTTAATTACAGATAGAACAGTATGGGATGTATCTGCATTTACTATGCTGGCTAAATCGGTAGATAGCGCGTATAAATCGACGTTAGTTAACACTGCAATGTTATTGCGTGATCAATATGATGTCGTATTTTATATCGATCCTATTGGTACTAATATGGAAGATAATGGTGTACGTGAAACTAATTTAGAGTACAGAACTAATATCAACCAAGAAATACTTCGTTTGTTATCATTATTTCCACCTAAGAAATTAGTTGTTATTAATGGTTCAACATATGATAGAATGCAAACAATATTAAAAAATATATAAACACAAATCATGGCAGATTTTGATTATAAAAAATTCGTAACTGAGCAGCAGTCATTTCGCGTTAGTGAATTGGCTAGAATTGCAAAGGAAAAATATAAACTTAATCCTGAGTTTCCTGACTTGGAAGGCAGAATTAAGAATCCATCTGATTACAAGGATGATAGACGTCAACAAATCATTAATTACTTTGTTTCACAAGCAAAGGATCAAGGTGTTGACCCAATGGATATTGAATTGTTAAAGAGCAAAATAGAGAAAGAAACAGTACCTGGAAAGTCATTCACTTTAATCCCAGACCTAAAACAAAATCTATTACGCTCAACTTCAATTCAACCAGAGGAAGAACCAGAAGAAGAACCAAGTGAAGATGATGTATTAGATTTGCCTGATAATGAAGATGATTTGTTTGTTGGTACAACTAAACTGAGTAAAAGAAAATCAGACGAGGAAGAACCAGAAGAAGAACCATCAGATGATGAAATAGAAAAAGCAGAACCAATCCTTGCACCTAAAATATCAGATGAAGATTTTGAAGCATCATTAAAGTATAGTGAGTTACAACGTCGTTTAGCTGCTACTAGAGGAAATATCTTATCATTAAGAAAATCAAGACCAACAGCTGGAGATATTAAGGATAAACCAAGTGATGAATTACAACGTTTACGTGACTTGAAAAAATCATTAGAACAACGTATAGCTGATCTAGTTGCTAAATCACCTTATTTACAAAAAATAGATGCTCAATCAGCACCTCCACCTCCACCAGTTGAAGAACCAGAAGAGGAACCAAGTGATGAAGAACAATTAGATGAGTATATCATTAATAGAATGAAATATTACGCAGGAATTATAAAATAAAATATATGAAAAAAGCAGTTTTAGGAATTTTAGCCTTACTAGTAGTAGGATACATTATATTTGATAAAATCGGAGATGCTGGTTTGTCAAAAGAATTTATACAAAAACAAGACAGTTTAGTACAAGCTGTTGACTCAATGAAATTAGATATTGCTGAAAAAGATAAAGCAATAGATTCATTAGTAGTAGTTGATGAACAATTACAAGACAAGTTAGCTCACACTAAAGGTAAAGTAATTAAAGTAGTTCAATATGTTGATTCATCTAAAGCAGCAGTTGATACTTTTAACGAACATGAATTAATTACATTCTTTAACAATCGTTATCCTAAAGATACAACTACAAATAAATTACCATTAGCACAACCAGTATTAACATATGTTGCTAAGGATTTAGTAGAATTAGATGGTGCTAAACAAATTATTACAATTAAAGATAGTGTTATCGCTTTAACTGAGTCAAGAGTAAATGGTAAGGACAGTGTTATTGCTTTGTTTGTTAAGAAAGAAAACACATACAAAAATATCATGGTCAATCAAGACATACAAATCAAAGATTGGAAAAACCAATATAACCAAATATACTTACAAAACCAGAAACTTAAGTTTAAGAACAAAATCACTAAGATTGGAGCTGGAGTAGTAGTTGGTGGTTTAGTATACTTAATGATTGCAAAATAAACAATATGGCAGACAATTTCGATTACAAGAAGTATTTACAAGACAATAAGTTAGGTCCTTATTCTAAAGCAATGAAGGAAACAGCTGAAACAAAAAAGCCCCTAACTAGTACAAAAACAGACACTAAAAAAATAGATCCAAACAGGATTAAACAACGTCTTTCAGGAAAATAATTGCCCCGCCATAGTCTCAGTATTATGGCTCTGGAGCCTGACCGCTAAGGTTAGGCTCCTCTTATATATTTATATACACAACCCCGTTATATGAGCGAACAGCAAAATATTAAGGAGATAATTAAACAGGAGTATATTAAGTGTGCTACAGATCCTGTTCACTTCATGAAGAAGTATTATATGATTCAACACCCTAAGCGTGGTAGAATCCAATTTAATTTATATCCTTTCCAAGAAAAAGTATTACGTTTATTTCAAAAGAATACTTACAACGTAGTAAATAAATCAAGACAGTTAGGTATTTCTACCTTATCATCAGCATATGCTTTATGGCTAATGTTATTCCATAAGGACAAGAATATACTTTGTATTGCTACTAAGCAGGAAACTGCTAAAAATATGGTTACTAAAGTGCGTTTTGCCTATAATAACCTACCTAATTGGCTCAAAGTAAAAGCAGATGAGGATAATAAGTTATCACTCCGTTTATCAAATGGTTCTCAAATTAAAGCTGTTGGTGCAACAGCAGATGCAGGTAGATCTGAAGCCGTGTCCTTACTATTATTAGATGAGGCTGCCTTCATTGAGGGTATTGATGAGATATTCGCTTCTGCTCAACAAACTTTGGCTACTGGAGGTCAATGTATTGCTATATCAACTCCATATGGTACAGGTAACTGGTTTCATAGAACATTTATTGGTGCTGAACAAGGATCAAATGGCTTTATTGCTATTAAATTACCTTGGACTGTACACCCAGAACGAGACCAAAAATGGAGAGATGATCAAGATGATATCTTAGGACTTAGAAATGCTGCTCAGGAGTGTGATTGTGACTTTAGTACTTCAGGAGATACAGTAGTAGAACCTCCTATGCTTAACTTTTATATGGAAACATTTATGGTTGAGCCTATGGAGAGAAGAGGATTTGATGGAAACTTATGGGTTTGGGAATCACCAGACTACTCTAAAACATATATGGTTGTAGCCGATGTAGCTAGAGGTGATAGTAAAGACTATTCTGCGTGTCATGTTATTGATGTAGAGGAAGCTAAACAAGTAGCTGAATATAAAGGACAAATTGGTACTCGTGACTATGGAAATTTCTTAATTGGACTAGCCACTGAATATAACGATGCATTATTAGTAATTGAAAATGCCAATATTGGTTGGGACGTTATTCAAACTGCTATTGAGCGTGGATACCGTAATTTATATTACTCACCACGTTCTGATGTCGCTATGACTAACGTTGAAATGTATTTGAATAGATTTGATCGTGATGAAGGCATGGTTCCTGGATTTACTAACTCCTTAAAGACAAGACCGCTTGTTATCTCAAAGATGGTTTCATACATTCACGAGAAGAGTTGCGTTATTCAATCAAAACGTACACTTGAAGAACTAAGAACATTTGTGTGGAAAAATGGTAAAGCACAAGCTTTAGATGGTTATAATGATGACTTGGTGATGTCTTTAGGTATTGGTTTATTCTTACGAGATACAGCATTACGTTATAGACAAACAGGTTTAGATCTATCTAAAGTGAGTGTGGGAGGTATGATAAAAACAGGATATAATGATAATTCTGTATACCGTCATACATCTAATGGAAGTTATTTAAACCCATGGCAAATGGACACAGGTCATGGTACGGAGGACATGGATTGGTTGATTAGATAATACGGTAAATATTTATACTCATACAAACAAAATAATTAATGGCTGATACATCACTCTTTGGTAGGTTAAAACGATTATTCTCATCTGATGTTATCATTAGAAATGTTGGTGGTGATCAATTAAAAGTAGTTGACACTGATAGAATACAATCATTAGGTGCGTTACAAACAAACGCATTAGTTGACCGCTTTACCAAAATATATACAACATCAGGCGCGGGAGTTTATAACCTTAACAACGTTTTAAACTACCAAACCTTACGTGTTCAATTATACACAGACTATGAAGCAATGGATACAGACGCTATTGTAGCATCTGCACTTGATATCATTGCTGACGAATGTACTTTAAAGAA